TTTTTATCTTTACATAAAAATTAATGATATGAAAATAAAATTAAAAATCGATATTAGTAAAGATGGGCAGATTATTGCTGCTGGCGAAATTATTAACATCAACGAATCAATTCTAATAAATGGATCAAAAAAGGTTGGGGTGAATTAGTAAAAAAAGAAGTCAAAGCAAAAAAAGAAACTAAAGAATTTAAAATTGCTAAAGAAACTAAAAATGAGACAAATAAAGATTAATTCTACCACAGGCAGTGAAATAGTTACTACAAGTGAATTTAAGGATTACGCAAGAATAAGTAATTCATCAGATGACACTTTAATAGCTAATATCATTGTACAAGCTAGGATCTGGTGCGAAAACTATATATCAAGAGATATTGTCGCCAAAAACAGAACTTATTATTTGCCTAACACAGTTGGAATTTTTGATTTGCCTTTCGGTCCTGTAGCTAGTATTACGTCAATACATGTTGACGGCGAAGCTTACACTGACTATACAACGCCCGGATTAGACAACGAAAGCATTGATCTTGACGGCCCGGCTGATGAAGTTAAAGTTGTTTATGTTACATCAGGATTATCTGACAAATTATTAGAACAAGCAATTTTACAATATGCTACAACTTTATATGATAACAGACACGATTACCAAGTTGGAAATATAAATGAAGTGCCTTCATCAAGTAAAGCTATTTTAAACAGTTACAAAAATATGTTTATATAATGAATCCTGGTAGGTTTAACAATAGAATTGAATTTTTTATACCATCTAAAACAGCAGACGGTTATGGCGGGACAACATTGTCTTCGTTTACGTCCTCAGCAACAATATGGGGATTAGCAACTGAAATTAGCGGTAAAATAGAACAAAGTCAAGGATCTAGAAAATACAACAGAGTGTCTGAGGTCATTGTAAGAAAAAAAGATTTTGATACAGTGAGTTTATCTGGCGCTGTATTTAACATTGACGGGGCCGGTAAATATAGAATGAACGAACATTATGTAATTGTCGAAAAAGATTACATTAAAATCACTGGAACTTACGAGCCGATATGATAGAAATTAAATTACATAAAAACGATATTAATAAATTGCTAAATAAATTTGATAATATTAAAAAATTTAGCACAGAAGGAACTGATAAAATATTCGGTTACACTGCTTCACAAATATCAAAAAGGGCAAAAATAGACGCTCCAAAAAAAACCGGGTTTTTAAGAGATTCAATCAACTGGGGAAAAGACGAAAAAGTGTTTGTTCGAGCAGAGGCAAAATATGCGCCTTATTTAGAAGAAGGAACAAAATATCAAAAAGCGCAACCATATTTTTTCGACAATGCTAAATTAGAGATAAAATTGATGACGAATCGCATTTTAAAACTACTTAAAAAGGAATTATGAGAGAAGCCATACAATTTATCAGACAAAAAATTTATACTGCCTTAAACGGCAATATTCCAAATATTAATAATAGTGTTGTAAACGTATATAACCGGGTGCCAAGAAATGCTGAAACACCATACGTTTGGGTGTACTCGGGATCTACAAACGAAGTAGATCAAAACGCTCAAAATTATTGTTTAGAATGTATCACAAGAATCGAATGTATTACAAGATTTGACTCAGATGTAGGCGGGGATCTAGATTGTAACACATTAGTTTCAGAAGTGTTAACTTTGCTTAGAACTCGGGCCAGTGGTTATTTCGATTTAAGCTCAAATAATTTTAATGTGTATATCAATGTTAGCGACGGTGTTACATACGAACAAATTGATAAATCAGATCATACATACATTATTGGAGTTATTGAACTTGCGACTAGGGTTGAACAATTAAATTAAAATGGAAACTAACAGCATGAAATTATATATTTTAAACACATTAGCAATAGGCATATCATTAACAAATATTGAAATATCATTAAGAATAATTTTATTGCTAGCGACTATTATATACACAGTGCAAAAAATAAAAAAAAATAGAAATGTCTAAGGAATTGAATGAAGATACTAGCTTTAATGTTAGTATAAAAACATTAATAGCTTTCGGTGTAGGTTTATCAACTTTAATTGGTATGTGGTTTGCTTTACAAGCAGATATTGAAGAAGCTAAACTTTTGCCCGAACCAGAAATCAGCAGAACTGAGTATGATTTAAAAGATCAACTAATCAGGGAAACTATAATGAACACAGGAAAAAAAGTTGAAGAAAATAGCGATGCTTTAAAAAACATTGACGAAAAGTTGTTTGAAATAATAAGTAAATGAAAAAATATATATTATGTGTGATATTTGTATTGGTTGCGGGTTGTGTGTTTAGTCAAGACGTGACTGTCCTTCAGATAAATGCTGAATGGAATAAAAAAAATAATTATGATTTAAGCGATTTAAATGGTGTAATTGTAAAATTTAGCTATTTAAAAGATCAACCAAAAGAAATTCAAAAAAGTATTAGTGCTGTACCAGTGATTGTTTTAATTGATAAAACGGGCCGTGTTCGTATGCAATACACTGCTGATTTATCTTTTAAAATAAAAGCTACAAATATGGAGATCCAAAATGTAATTGATAAAATTAAATGATAAGTAAACACATTACATATAAAGAAGCAACAAGAAGCGTTACTGCTTTGCGTTTAGGCATAGATAACAAGCCGGGTGAATACGAGCTTCAAAATATGGAATTAATTGCAGAAAAGGTGTTTGAACCGCTTAGAATAGCCGTGAACGGCCCAATTAAAATAAATTCATTTTATAGAAGTGAAAAACTTAATAAGAAAATCGGCGGCAGTAGTCGGTCACAGCATTGTCAAGGACGTGCTATTGATATTGATGATATATACGGTTACGCTACAAATTCTTTTATGTATAATTACATCAAAAATAATCTCGATTTTGACCAACTTATTTGGGAGTTTGGCACCGATGAAAATCCTGATTGGGTACACGTGAGTTATGTAGATGGAGATTCCAACAGAAAAAGATGTTTAAAAGCTTATAAAGAAAACGGAAAAACAAAATACATTGATATTACATAAATGGAATTTGCCCTTGTATTTAACTTTGACGGTTTTTTATTAGGTTTTAAATACTATCCAATGTTAAATGACGATGATTATTCTGAATTTAATATTTATATTTTATTTATAATTTTACATTTTAAATTTTTTAACGATGAGCGATAAAAAGAAATTCAAAGAAACTACTGTTGGCAAATTATTATTTGGGGCCGCAACAATGATAAATCCTACTTTAGGCAAAGTTTTAGCCGGCGTAAGTTCTCCACAAGAAGCTTTAGCTGAAATTGGTAAATCAAAAATAAGTAATGATGATAAAATCAAATTACAACAAATGATTTACGAACAACAAAATCAAGAAATACAAGCCGTAACCTCTAGATGGAAAGCTGATTCATTATCAGATTCTTGGTTGAGTAAAAACGTACGCCCGCTTGTTTTAGTATGGTGTATTGTAGTGTTTTCTATTGCCGGGATCCTTGACAGTATTGAAAGCATACCTTTTCACATAGGAGCTACTTGGAACGATACATTTGAGAAGGTTATGATGAGCGTTGTGTTAGCTTATTTCGGCGGACGTACAACCGAAAAAGCAACTAGCATTTTTAAGAGCAAATAAATGGCTAATAAAAATTTATCCAATTACGTTTACAATAACAAGCGCAAACGTCCCGGAAAACACTCTAAAAATGCGTCTAAGGGCCAAACCGGTTATAAAAAAAAGTATATAGGACAAGGCAAACGTAGATAATAAAAAACCTTAAATTTGTAAAAAACAAATATATGGGTACTACATTAACAGGCAAAAGAGTTCAGAATACATACGATGCGCTTTTAAAATTAAGCGACAATCAAAACTTAACAGGAACTGCCAAAATTATTACTGACGGATTAGGCAATAATTCACCTTTATATTTAAGCACAGCACAACTCGGAATCGGTATTACACCGTCATATCAATTTCATACAAGCGGAAACGCTAAAATTGGCGGCAATCTTATAATATCAGGAAACTTAACTGTTAATGGTACACTAACATATTTAAATGTAACTGATCTAGCGGTTGAAGATCCCCTAATAAAATTAGCAAAAGATAATACAGCAAATACACTAGATATTGGTTTATTTGGCAAGTACGTTGCTACTGGCACTAAATACAAAGGTTTATTTAATGATGCTAGCGATGATAAGTTTAAGCTATTTATAGGCACATCTACTGAGCCAACAACAACTGTTGATACATCGGCTAGCGGATATACTGTTGGAACTTTAGTTGCTAATTTAGAGGGTAATGTAACTGGAACTGTTAGCTCATTATCTAATCATGACACAAATGACTTGGTTGAGGGATCTGTTAATTTATACTATACAAATGCTAGAGCAGATGCTAGGGTTAATTTACAAACTGGTGTAAACCTTGATTTAAGTAATAAAGATACTGATGATTTAAGTGAGGGATCAACTAATTTATATTTTACAACTGCTAGAGCCAGAGCTAGTTTTAGTGCTGGTGATGGAATTACAATAACAAATGGTGTGATAGCATCTGAGGGTGATGCAGAGGTTGCAAAAAGAATAGAAATAACAGTTAAAAATGTTAGTGGTAGCTCACTTGTAAAAGGAGCTGCTGTTCATGCATCACCAACAGCAACACCACCGAGTGGCAATGTAATAGAAGTTATTCCAGCTGATAATAATGTAACGGCTAGTATGCCAGCAATAGGTATATTAAATGAAACTATTGCAGATGAGGCAGAGGGTGAAGCAGTAATGTTTGGAGCAGTAAGCGGAATTGATACCTCTAGTTTTTCAATAGGTGATGAATTATACGTATCTGAAACTGCTGGTGAATTTACAGCAACAAAACCAACTGCCTTTGATAGTCAAGTACAAAAAATAGCAGTAGTAATAAAATCTCATGCAAGTAATGGATTAATAAAAGTGTTTGGAGCTGGTAGGGCAAATGATGTGCCTAATAGAGTTGATCGAGATATGAATTTTACTGATGGCAGTAAATTAGAGTTTGGAACTGATAGCGATCTACAAATATATCACGATGGCTCAGATGAATATATTGATAATATAAATGGAGCATTATCGATAAGAAACTATGGTGATGATAAAAGTATAATATTTAAAACTGATAATGGAATTGGTGGCATTACTGAATACTTTAAAATAGATGGTAATATTAATAGAAATGTTATTACTGCAACAACTCAAATAGGTGATAATACTGCATTTATATTTGGAGCTGGAGCTGGTCGCCCATATTTAAAATATGATTCAACAGCTCAACAATTATTTATAAGTGGTGAATCTAAGTTTTTAAATGATTTATATGTTGTAGGTGAAAGTGAATTTACTGGTGATGTTGGAATTGGCATTGATGCTGTATCAAAGTTACATTTAAAATATTCTGGTGGTAACTATGGTGCTGATTCAACAAGTGGATTTATAAATCAAGCTGAAACTGGTAGGGCAACACAAAGATTAAGATCAATAACAGATTCACCATCTGAATTGTTTTTTGATATTGATGGTGGTGTAGCTTGGGATATATCAGCCAGAGATTCAAGTTCTAATTATGATTTACAGTTTTATGGAAGAAATACAACAACACCTGGATATGCCAGTGTAACTGGACCTTATGTTAAATTTCATCAAACTGGTAACGTAACTGTAACTGGTAACTTAGCTTTAGGTGGTATTATAAATTCAAGTGGCACATCAGCTAGTTCAATGTATGCTTTAGAATTAGCTAGAAGCGGATCTAATACAACAACTCCAGATTTATGGGGGAATAACAACACTTTAGTCATTGGACACAGTTCAAGTGTATCAGTAATTTCAATAAATTCAACAGATACAACTTTTAGTGGTGACATTTTAACACCAACAGTACAAATAAGTAATGGTCAATCTTATAACGAAAATATAAGAATGTTTCCATCGGCTAACAATGATTATAGCTCTTTAATTTTAGGTGCTGTTTCTGGAACTAGCGGTACTGGAACTGGTCAATGGACATTGGTTAGGTATCCAGCCGCAAATTCTAATAAATTTGCTATAAGACATAGCTCAGTTGATTTACAAACTTTTACAACTAATGGAAATTCATTTTTCGCAGAAAGATTAGGTGTTGGTAATACATCACCAACAGCTAGATTATCAGTGTTTGAACCAGTTGGAAGTGGTGCTAGTAGAACAACACCAGTAACTGTTATGCATTTAGGTACATCACATCCGAGTGTTGGTTATGATGGATTTGGTACAAAAATAGTAGATTATAGAAGAACTTACCAAGAGTCAACCTCTCATGCAGTAAACAGCATTGATTTTATTGAGAGAGGTAACTCATCTAACGATTTTGGTGGAGCTATTGATTTTAACACTAAGGCATTAAGTAGTGGGACAGTTGCACCAGTAAGAAGAATGAGAATTGATTATACTGGTAAAATTGGAATAAATACCACATCAATACCAGGTTTATTAACTATAAAAGGAACATCAACTGGAAATAATCCTTTGTTAAGAATTAATGCTGATACAGCATCATCATTTATACATTCAACAGAAAGTATTGCCGCTAATATGACAAGTGGGCAAACTGTTATTAATGTTATAGGTAGAGTTGGTTCGACTAAAAATTCAGCTTGGATGGGTTATCAGTTTAATGGAACTGCTGGTGCCGATTCTAATTTATTGACTTTTGGTCATTGGGGAGCAAATCATTTATTGACTATTGATGGTGCTGGAAATACTAATATTGCTGGTGGTTTAACTATAAATGGCGATTACAGTTTTAGTGGTTTGTTACTTAATACTTATACTGGAACTGGCTCTCATGTATTAAAAAACGGAACTAACAATGGTACTGTTTTAACTTTAACAACATCTGGTGATAATAGAAATTTATATTTACAAACCGATCATATATTTTCAAATGGTACTTTTCATTTAGGAGATAATTCATATAATACTAAATATAGAGCAGCAACTCATATTTTTGAAAATGGTGCTGCAACTTTTGCATCTACTATTCAAACAACTCAAATTACTGCAACAAATGGATTAAATTATTTAAAAAGAAATACAGATGCCTCTTTACAATTAAGGTCAGAAAATACAAGATCAGGTTTATTTATTACAAAACCAGCAACAGATACTGTAATGGGTTCGGCTTTAGTTTTAGCTGATGAATCATATAGATTAGGAACTGCTAGTTATTATCACATGATAATGCTACAAAATGGAAATACTTATTTCAATCAGAATTTAATGGTTGGCACTACATCACCGATTGCTTATGATACTACTGGCACAAGATTCCATGTTAAAAATGATGCTGGTGCTGGAAGTGTTGCAGAAGTTGCAAGATTTGAAGGATCGAATGATGCTAGTGGAAGTGGAGCTGTAGTAAGGATAAGTACATCAAATGATAGGGGAATGTATTTACAAGCTGGAAGAACTGGAACAGTTCCTTATGCTGAAATTGGAACTACTGAATATAATGGTGCAAAAACATTAGCAATTGCATTAGATAATTCTGGAAATTCGACTTTCAATGGTAGTGTCACAGTTAATGGTGGAACAACTACTTTTAATAATGTTGGTGCTGATAAAAAGGCAGCATTTAGAAGAACTGGAGGAAATAATTATAGTATAGAACATGATGGAGCATCACTTTATTTTTATAATGAAAGTACTGGCACTGCAAACCTAACTATTACAAATGGTGGCAGAGTTGGAATTAATAATAATTCACCAACAGAAAAACCATTTGAAGTTAATGGTGGAATTTTAGTTTATACATCACGATCTGGTTATGATGAAGATGGGATATTTTTTAGAGAAGGGTTTACATCTGGATCATTAAAATATAATTGTTCCATATTAGCAAAAGATCATAATGGTAGTTTTCCAGATGGTATTTCTATAAATGGATATGATGGAATTTCTTTTTGTACTGGTTCTAACGATAGAAATCAAGTTGGTTTATTTGATGTAAATGGTAATTTTGGAGTTGGTATTGATCCAGTTTCTAAAATGCACCTTAAATATAGTGGTGGCTCTTATGGAACAGATGCTACATCTGGCTTTATAAATGAAGCAACTACTGGTCGAAGCACAACAAGATTAAGAAGTTTGACTGACAATCCTTCTGAATTATTTTTTGATGTAAATGGAGCAATTAGATGGGATTTATCAACTCGCCCATCTAGTCAAGGTTATGATTTGAATTTTTACCCACAAGCCGCAGCACCAGGTTTAAGTGGTGTATCAGCACATACTTTTCATTTAAAACAAAATGGCGATGCTTATCATAGTGGTTCGGTAGGTATTGGATCATCACCAACAGCTAAATTATCTGTTATAGGAACTGGAACTGGTAACAATCCAACACTAGCAGTTGACTGTACAAGTTCTCTTACTTTTAATCATGCTGTTGAAGTTTTTGCTGGAAATATGACTGCTACTGAATCTGTAATATCATTACTAGGTCATTCGGGAAGCTCAAGAAATTCTGGTTATTTAGGTTATATATATTCCTCTAGTGGCAGTTATGATAATCAATTAACTTTAGGTTTTTGGAGTAATGATCATTTAGTGAGGTTACGACCAAATGGAAATTTTGGTATTGGTGTAAATCCATCATATACTTTAGATGTAGCTGGTACTGCTAGATTGAAAGGACATACAACAGCACGATTATTAATGGACACTGATGGTGCTGATGCTACTAATTTTGTAGGTACTATAAATCAATATGAAAATG